AAAAAGCATAGAAAAATTTTCAATTCCCAACTATATTGATTATATTTATATTATATAAAAACAATTAAAAAACGGTAAAAATTATGAGAAGTATTACAACACTAAGTCAATCTGCCTTCGACGTTAAAAAGGCTGAAGCTATTAACAACCAGTTAATGCGAAAAGAAATTAGTTTATCTGAGTTCAATGTAATAGACAACAACCATATTGAATTGGATGGTGTTAAAATTGAAGTAACGGATAAAGCATTCGGTAAATTACTTGGCCGCCTCCGTATTCCTAAGGCGTTTGCTAAAAGGTTTTCTGAAGGATTCGGTAATGACGGATTAAAGCAATTGATTACTATGATGAAATCTATGAAATCATCTAAGAACGATCAAACGGTAACTCTATTGGTGGATCCATCTAACCGAAAGATTACTGATATTCTACCTGCAGGGTACGCCTCTATTTCAAACGAATCATTTATTGATTTTGCTGAAAGGTATATCAATCAATATAATTTGGATGTAACACATATGGGATCTAGCCAATATGGTGGAACTCAAATTAACTGTGTATCACCACAAGGTATGTTCAATGTACCAGGAATGACAAACGAGGTATTTAATACTGGTGTAACATTCAGAAATACTCCAACTCGCGGTTTAGAAGTATCGCCTTATTTGGAACGTCTGATCTGTGCAAACGGTATGACCTCAACGGCATTCGCTGAAAACTATGGTTTACATAACCTCAACGATAAAAACATCAATGAGTTTAATGAACATATGATCCGTATGGCATCTACTAACTTCCAACCAGTAGGATTGGCTGACAATATCAAAAAGGCTAATAATACCGATGCGAGTTTAGCAGAAATCCAACGCGCTGCATCAAGTATACTATCACTGGATAAAAACATTGATTATAACTATATCCAAAAGTATATCCCTGTAGATCGTGCCATGAAAGCATACTCTGATTTAGGAGCCGATCCAAATACCTTTACAAAGGCTCAAATGAAAAATGCTAAATCTGGTATGTCTGTTTGGGATGTAGTAAATGGTATGACCAATTTTGCCTCTAACGATACTAAGTATAATGTTAACGAAGGTAAAATGGGGAATCTAATGGTAACCGCTGGTAATATACTTTGTAAGAAGCAATATGATACTGAAGGTTACTTGGATATCAATCCATTCGCTAATAAGAATCTGCTAACTACCTCTGAAGCCGCAATGGTTCGAGGAGAAGCATAATATACAATTGCAATACTACCTAGGTGGTTAATACCGTTCCATCGGGTAGTACTGTAATTACCTCATCAATTGATTATGAAATAAACCACGGTTTTAAATTTCCGTTTTTCTCCTTGGTTATAGGGCAGCCATAAATCTGTATTCAGACAAGGCTGCCCTTTTTAGTGCTTAAAAACTCACACATTCTAGAGTGCTCTAGCAGGAGGAGGTAAATATGCCTATTTTATGACGATTTTTACCCACATTTAGGGCATTATATCTGGGTCCTGCTAGCCATAGCCTCTAGAACGGCCCTCTAGAGCCCATATATACCGCATTATTTCACATAATATCACACTAAAAGCACTCTAGAGCACCTTCTAGACACACAATATAGCCTATATGGTGATATATCGGCCCTACAGGAGATAGTCCTCCACAGAGCAGCTAATTCAGTGCTTTGTCAAAAACCACCACAGGCTCCAAAACAACCACCAGGGCACGATCTATAGGATAATCCATTAAATAGCGGTCTACCAGTCTAGAGCGGTATATAGCCCTATAGGGACCTGTACAGGCAATTTAACGGTAATAGCCCTAGTAGTAGCTAATGGTAGTGGTAGTACATGGTTAGCTAATGGTGGTCTATTGGTAGTGGTTGTACCTGTAGTACCTGTAGTAGTGGTAGTACAAGCAATGGCTATGGATGGTCCTGCTAGCTATAGTGGTGGTCATAGTACCCTTAGAGAATAATACCCTTCAAATGTATTTTTCGCTTGATGCTTTTTAGGTCAAACTGGCTCATGAGTTTGGGCCCACACAAAAATTCTAGCCAGAAAATTTGCTAGTTTCTAGAATGTGAGTCTAAGAATGATGTCTATAATTCGTAAGTCTAGTCCAGAAATTTTTTCATCCTGTAAAAAAAGAGCTCCAGAAACTTTCAGATACTTAGGGTACCTGTTATAATTATATTAAATAACAAAATAACTACAAATGGACAAATTCTTAAATGATCATACAAACCAAGCAGATGCTCTAGCATCCATTGCGGAGTCCTTATCCGCAATCAGTACAAGTGCTAACTTAATTGTAGTACTCATGGCTAGTCTAGTAGTACTCAAAGGACTTAAGGAACTACATAAATTTATCTACTCGTAAACATGAAGCTATTATACTGTAATACCTGCAAAGATACTTTCAGTCTATCGTATACTACCAAGACCTGCCAATGCGGCGAGTCTGGTGGTCATTACGAGGCTGATGGTCTAAACGCGACATACTACGGTAACGCCACGCCACTCGGATTTACTAATGGATCCTTTAACCACGCGAAGGACCGACAACCAGAATGGGGTAACGGATTTGAGTTTACCGCGTTTGTTATTCCAAAGGTTTGCCCTTCCATGGTCCATACAGATTTCTCAGAGTATATTCCAGTTAGTGATTCTACTTATGATGATGGATATGATTATTTAGAGGAAGATGTGGCTAAGATAAAGGCAGAAAAAAAATTAGGCAATGCGTTTAAACAATCTCAGGATGGTGCTATATAATAATAAATGGAACGATGAATATGAAGACTAGAAAAATTAAATCAATTACTGAAACTTGCATATACTGTATAGGTTATAGTACTATGGGATTTTTACTACTTACATTAGGGTTCGCGTTAACTGTGGCTTTTTGCCATCTCTTCGGCTTCGATACCTCCTGGGCTAACTGGCTGAACTAGCGGAACTATGTGCGACTATGCAGAATGTGCGACCGCCATTAGAAAATGTGCCGAACCTCTAAGAACTCAGAAAACAACCCTACATTTTATATAAACATTTTAATTACAAAACCATGTCAAGAAACATTAAAGACTGGACGATCAAAGAACCCGTAAAGGGTAACCAATACAAATTGTGGCGCCTCCTCCCTGGCTCCGTGTTTACTATCTCTACTGACACCAGATACAACACCTTCCTGGTAAATAAACAAAGAGGCAGTTTAACTTATTGTCAGATATTTGACGGTGGAGAGTTTACCGCGATGGACTCTTCTGTTATAGTAACCGCTATAGGTTAACTAAAGCATCGGCCGGTATCTCCTCAAGCTTATACCTTGTAGAAAGAGTAATTGGTTACATGAGAGTTCAAGTCTCTCTCGGCCGACCGTAAACAAAATACAAATTTGCAATATAATAATAAACATAGTAACATGCTCAAGAAAAAATACCTAAGGAAGAAAAACGATTTGATAAATTCGTTAAACAATATTGAAAGGCAAACCATAGTTCTAAGTATTGAAGTAGTTGAAACTTCTAAGATTAAAGATCACCTCATCTATGAATGCGACTATTTAGATAATGGTACTCAAAAGCAAATCAATATTATAGCAAAGGACATTACTGAGGCTATGCAAAAACTTGAGCCTTATGTAGGATTAGGAATCCCTGATACTACAACTAATCTAATACTAGGAAGTCAATTGTACCAAGCAGTACATTTAGATCCGCCTGTATAAATAAAGAAATAAAAACTTATTATGACAAAAGAAGATTTAAAAGGTCCTAAAGTATTAGTAGATTTTTGGGCATCATGGTGTGGTCCGTGTAAAGTAATGAAACCTAAACTCGAAAAATTTGCAACTGATAATCCAGATATAGAGGTTATCTTTTGTAATGTAGATGAAGAATCGGATCTTGCTAAAGAATACGGTATTAGAAGTATTCCTACTCTTATCTATTTTGAAGATGGTGAGATTAAAGGGAAGAAGATTGGAATGGTAGAAGATAAACAAATTAAAGAATTGATTAATGCTAACTAACTGGTTACTTATTTATATTGGAATAGGTATAATATGTGGGTTGTGTTTTGATATACTCTTTGATAGATTAGACATGGAACCACCTACTAATTTTGAAAGGCTTTTTTGGTTTATAGCATGGCCTTTCTTTTTAGTTATATTTCTATGGGGTATTTTTAATGATGAAGAATAAAGCGGGAGTAGCTCAGTTGGTAGAGCATCAGCCTTCCAAGCTGAGGGTCGCGAGTTCGAATCTCGTCTCCCGCTCAAATTTTTTTAATTAACTCTTTCAGAATACAATATAACCTGTTATAATTATACTATAAACAATATAACAATTATGAATAAAATTACCGCACCATTTGCATTCGCCTTTTTACTTATATTAGGCCTTGTGACTCTGGCATTATTACTTGCATGGCCTACTGAATGGCTTTGGAACTCATGCCTCGTACCGGCTATAGATGCTGTTAATCCTATTGGATTTTGGCAAGCCTTCGGATTAAATGTACTATTTTCAATTATGTTTAATAAGAACACAGTAAACCCTAATAAGAAGAAGAAGTAAAACGAATGCCGTTGTGATGGAATTGGTAGACATGACAGACTTAAAATCTGTTGGGCTGAAAGCCCGTGGCGGTTCGACTCCGCCCAGCGGTACTAATCTTTAAATAATTAAAAATGACAAACGAAGAATTAAAAGTAGGAGACAAAGTTTCATGGATCAGGCCAATGACATGTGTACCACACCCTGAAGGTAAAACTGATCGTGATGGTAATGTACTTCCAGTGTTCAGAGACAAACTTGAAAAAGGAAGAGTTATTGGAACTAACGCAAACGGTTATTCAATTCGACCAGACTGGGCTGAACAATACAAGAATGCTATCTGTGGCGAAAGGTATTATGACAAGACCGTTAGTATGAAAGATGAAACATTAAAGAAACTCTAATTATGGAAAATACTATTGATGTAAAAAGTAAAGACGAAGTATGGTGGGCAACTACCAATGAATACGATCTTGAAGTAAACGGAGAAAACCTATCAGTAAGAATTGCTGAAACTCCGAAGAGTACCGAATTCTTTATATGGAATGAATCTACTGGATGGGAAGAAGCTGATACCGAAACAGGTATTATGGAAATAGTTTATGAAGCATGGAGTAATGGTGAGATAGAATAAAAAATAACATGGACTCGTAGCTCAGCTGGATAGAGCATCGCCCTTCTAAGGCGACGGTCATAGGTTCGAATCCTATCGGGTTCACCCTTAGTAAAATAAAGATATGGTAGAATATAAAAATAGATATGGTGACGTATTTACCTTCACAAAGCAAGAAGACAACAGTGTTCTATGGGAAGGTCCCTTTGAACATTGTAGGATTGGAAGTTCTAATGACTATAAATTAGCTTATCAAAATTATTGTAAAGATAGTTCAGGGATGGGAATTCATCCAATGCATATTGAAGATTTTAAAGAAGCGATTCATGAAAGTGTATATGACGAAAATGATCGGTATGTAGGACCTAGCGTTATTGGAAAACAATATCAAAACCTTGTGAAATCAAATCCATGGATTAGTATGGTAGATCCAAGCGGAGGCCCTTGCTTAAATGAACACATGGATTTAGGTAACTTTTTTAGTGATGAGTTTGATGGGCTATGTATTCAATCCTTTTCACCTATTGAAACAGGATATAGAATTAATACTTATGGTAAATTTGATCATTTAGCAGATACTAAAATAATAGGCGGTATAATTAATACTTCTGAATAGTGAAACTATTTTTAAACTAAGTATATAATAATAAATTCAAACGAATTAATAAGTTCTTTAAAATTATGGGAAGGCACAGAACGGAAAACTTTAGGTAGCTCCTAAATGATTATTCCAATTATGTGTAGATGCGTTGCTGAAAAATTCCTGAGCAAAAGGGAATAAGGCACTTGGCTAGGACGATGGTTCACTGATATCTCAAATGAGAAATTCAGAACTGGCTAATCACCAGAGCTAAAGGTTTAACGCATTAAAAATCTAACAGAGATTTTGCAAAGACTTCCAGGTAAGCAAACCGCTGAATCCTGGTTAATGACTGAACAACGCAAAGAGTATGTGGCGTAAGGTACACTTGAAGATTATGATAATCAATTACGATGATTGAACCTCGGCCGGTTTAATTAAGTAATAGGACGGCAGTCCAAAGAGTGGTAGTCTAATATAAAGCAGCTTTCGTTAATAAAGGTATTCTCAAATCCTTTCGCATCGTCTTCCTTTTTTTTATTACAATCTAAACCTAATGTCAATAGTAAAAACAATTACACTAAACGGTAAAGTTTCTGAGTATAATGTCCAATTCACTAAAGCGTATGTGGCAAAAATCATCTCAGCACAATCAGACTTATACCAAGAATTAACACCATCATCACTTCCATACAATGCAGTAAAGGAAATTTATGTAGATGGTATTTTAGAAGCTGAGTTAATAGGAAGTAATTTACTCTATGTTGAAAAAAGACCTAAGCATGACCCTTATGTTGATCGCCAAGAACCTACACAAGAAGAGTTTGATGAATCACATGCATTAGATATGGCAATGAATCATATGTTAGAAGATTTTACCGATGAAGAAATCGAAGAGATGAATAACTTGGTCGTAAATGCAACCCGTGAGAAGGCAGGCATTTACTTACAAAGTGTTACCACACCACCACCGTACTGGGTAACTGATACTACCTTTGGTAATGCAGATATAACTTACACTAACTAAATATATAAAAAAATAATAAAAGTATGTTAAATATTTACGGAACAAATTCTAGCGGTATTCCAACAGGTTGGACTACAAAAATTACTTCATTATTAAGCAAAGGTGAATGGGCAGTTTATGATAAGACTAATTATTTTCAAGCTCAATCAGATTTGGAATGGGTTATTGCAGATGAAAGTGGTAAAGAAAGACTATCTGTTGCTAGCGATGTATTAAGGGATTGTAAATTTCATGAGCTAATGAAAGGATGTAATAATCTCGACGATGTTACCGTAGGTGAAGGTTTATTTGTTGGGTGTTGTTCATTAGTTAGACCAGGTACAGTATTAGGCGACCAGGTTTACATCGGTGCTGGTTCTATCATTGATATAAATTGTAATATTGGAGATGGTGTAACCATAGGAGATAATGTAACAGTTCATGAAGGCTGTGTTATTCCTGCAAATACAAACATACCATCAGGTTCGGTTGTTCAATTAGAAAACGACTAATTCTGAAACAATAATATTTAATGCTATATAATTAATATAACAAAAAACATTAAGCAAACTGTGGACACTTCTGTTCGCAGCTACTCATTTAAAATTTATGGAAATTTAATTACTAGATTCATTCTCATGAAATTTAAGTGTTTTAAAAGTGACAATAAACAATAATAATAACAAAAACAAATTTTAAAAATGAAAAATTTAATTTTAACTTTCGCTCTAACAATCCTAGTAGGTTTTGGGGCAAACGCACAAAATGCAAAAGGTGATTGGTATGTAGGTACTGGTGACGTTGCAAATGTTGCATGGACAGAATGGGCAATGGCACCAACATTAGGTTACGGAGTATCCGATAAACTTATGGTAGGTTTAGGTATTGCACAAGCTGACTCAACAGAGGATCTTGCATTAGATATTCATGCAAGATATTTTATGAATGCAGGTGGCCAGGATTTTTTCCTATATGCTGCTATGAGTGAATTTGAAACTGATAACCTAGAATTAGGTTTAGGTAAAATGTTCACATTCCACAAAGATGCTATTTTTGTTGATCCTAAAGTGGTTTACCACACAGGGAGTAAAACAACAAATTTAACATTAGGATTTGGATTAAGATTCTAATTAATTTACATATTTGAAAAAACCCAGGATTCTAGGACCCTGGGTTTTTTTGTGCTTAAACTATTGATCATTTAGGTATATAATAATAAATAAAGAACGAACTTTATTTTATAAAACAAAACACATGGAAATATTTTATTATACTTTAGGTATACTATCGGTCCTTATAGTTATAGGGATTTTTGGTATGGTTAAGGTTTGGAACAAAATTTCAGAAATTGAATTTTCTGGTAATGACATAGAAGATTACATTGGCGATACTGCTGATGATTTTTCTGATGAGCTTGATAAATTACAATACTTTACTGAGGCAGAGGTTGAAAGGTTAGAAAGAAACTTTGGAGCTGAATCCGAAGACCTAGGTAAACTAATTGACTCAAGAGTTGATACTTTAAACAATCACATTAGTAAAAAGCTAGAAAAATTAGAAGGTACTATAGCTAGGCTAATTGTAAAAGACAATAGGTAAGTAATTACTATGTGCTGTGGTGTAACTGGCAACACGTCTGTTTTTGGTACAGAAGAGTCGGGGTTCGAGCCCCTGCGGCACAACACACGGGATGTAGCGTAGTCCGGTCATCGCGCCGCGTTTGGGACGCGGAGGTCGCAGGTTCGAATCCTGCCATCCCGACAAAAATATATACTATATGATTATAATTAAAAGAAATGAAAAAGACACTATTGATAGGATGCTTAAAAAATATAGGCAAAAACTAAAAAAGACTAAACAGATCAGAGAGATCAGAAATAGAAAAGAGTATACTAAACCATCCACAACTAAAAGACTCCAAAAACAAAAGGCAGTTTACGTTCAAAAACTTAGAGATGATGAACAAAATAATTCTAATTAAACTTTCAGTTTGTAAATTAGTTTGTTATAATTAAATTAAATAAATCAATTATGAAATTAGATATAAGTGAATTTGACTTAGACGGTACGAAAAATACTGTTATATTTGACCTTGATGGTACTTTGGCTGATATTGAAGAAAGGCGACAATTATCTACAAAGGAAGATGGTAAAATGGATTGGGATAAATTCTTTGATCCTAATAACATTAGTTTAGATAAACCAAACTGGCCAGTTATTCACATGGCTAAAATATTAAAAAGTGCCGGTCATCAAATAGTAATTTTCAGCGGTAGGAGTAAAGCTACTAAAGATACTACTAGAGAATGGTTAAATAAATTTGGTGTTCCATTTGATGTATTAAAAATGAGACCTACTGCTCATCCATTTAAGTGGATGCCAGATGATAAGCTAAAGCAGCATTGGTTAGATACTTTATTTGAAGGTGAAAAGAAAAATGATATTCTTTGTGTCTTTGATGATAGAGAAAAAGTCGTTAAGATGTGGAGAGAAAATAACATTGATTGTTTTCAGGTAGCAGAAGGTAAATTTTAAAAATTAAAGATGACAAATAAATTATACAGAGGAGGTGGCTACATCGGTGGTGTATGCCAGGGGCTAGGAGAGTGGTCAGGATTACCTTCTATTTTATGGAGGGTTGGATTTTTATTTTTTATACCTGCAGCATTCTGGGTATACATAATACTATGGATATTTTTATCTAAAGAATTATGAAAAGATTATTAACTAAATTAGAATCAATAGATATTTTTCTAATTATAGCATTAGGGTATTTTTCTTTAATGCTGTTTTGTTTAACTTAAAAAAGGTATATGATATTTAAATACGACAAAGATCAATTAAAGTATAGTAAAGTATGTATAAAGACATGGGTTCTTTATCTTTTATCAATTCTATTATTAATTTCTATTATTGGATTTTCTGTTGGTAGAGGTACGGCAAAAGAAGTTATTATTGAAAATCTACAAGAAGGTGAAACTCAAATCTTTATTGCCCAAGTAGATACTTTCTCTCAAGATAAATTAGTATCAATGTTAACTGATCTTAATGTTGACTACCCACACATAGTAATGGCACAATCTATTTTAGAAACTGGTCATTTTAAAAGTGATATCTTTTTAGAGAATCATAATCTATTTGGTATGAAACAAGCAAGACGTAGAATTACAACAGCAGAAGGTACTAATAGAAATCATGCTTACTATAATCATTGGAGAGAATCGGTATATGACTATGCTTTTTATCAGTGTAGGTATTTAAGTAAGCTAGATTCTGAAGAAGATTATTTTGAATACTTAGGGGCAAGTTATGCCGAGGCAAAAAACTATGTTAAGATGCTAAAACAAGTAATCAAGAAAAACGATCTTGAAAAATTATTTAAATAAATTATGATAACTGTATTTGACGATTTTATAAAAGACCAATCTTTAATGGATGAAATAAAAAATGACCAAACATTTTTTAGTGATCCAGGTAAATATAAGTATTGGAAAGGATGGTGGGCAAAGGACTCTGTAAACATATATCAAAAACTTACAGAATATATCTTTAAGAAAAACTTTCCTTTAAATATGGGTGCAATTAATATTGATGGTTTTGAATATTGGACAGGAATACAAGAAGCAACAGGTAATCATAAAGATGGTATTAAGTTTCAAGATAAATTAGAAATGCATTTAGATGATGATGTTGCATATAGAATGAAGAGACCTGATTATAAATGGGATGGTGTGAGATTGACTCCAATTATGGGTTGTGTTTATTACCCAGAAGGATTTACTTTTGAAGGTGGAGAACTTGCTGTATATACCGACGGTACAGATAAAGATCCTGAAATTATAAAAGCTAAAGCTAACAGACTTATTATCTTTAATCCTGGTCAAGTAGCACACTGCGTTCTTCCGGTAAAATCTGGCCGAAGAGGTGCTATAGCAATTAACCTATGGGATAAAGAACCTTGGTCAGTTGCCAATGGATATATTACATTAGAATAGAGTCTTGAAGCTGTAAGGTTCTTGAGAGTTGAACCTAAACAAAAATTAAGCTCTCTATATAATTAAACAAAAATGAAGATGAAGAAGATTTTAATGATGGTAATGGTTTCGCTTGGCCTACAATTACAAGCACAGACGTTATGTGATTCAAACATGACATACACAACAGGTTCACAGTATCAATTAGAAATAGCAATACCAATTACTGGAAATAGTTTACCAGTGATGGCTCCATTATATGCTGTCACTTATGGTGGTCAAACAACGTTAGGAGAAGATAGTTGTTTCAATAATGCTTGTACACATATAGTATACAATTACAATCCAACTACTGGAATGCCTTATGATACAATTACAACTTGTATTAGTTATACCTTAACAGATACATTAGGTTATGTTGACACTATGAGTTGTTGCTTCAATCAAGTATGGGATGGGCAGGCTTGGATGAGAATGTCTATGGGTGGTACTGTTGGTATAGAAGAGTTAACTCCTACTATGATTGGTGATAATAAAATCTATGATGTATATGGAAGAGAATTAATTACTGCACCTATTGGTCAGATGTATATTCAGAATAGAAAGAAGTATATCAAACTAAGATAATAAAAAGCTATAAGACTAAAAGGCCACTCATAGAGTGGTCTTTTTTAGTTAAAATTATATTCCTAAGTCTTTATGAAGAACTTTCATAAAACCATCAAAGGTATGTTTTCCATAATCTTCTCTTAGAATCTTTCCAATTGCTAAAGCAAAATCCGTATAAGACATTGAATCATCTATCTTAATCATTGCTTTATCCATTGCTTTTGCTAATGCATCTGATTTTTTAGATTCAAATAAATCAAATTTTGTTATGTGAGTTTTGTTTTCTTTCATATTACCTTTCCATTCTAATTGCTATTCTCATTAGATTACTTAATGCATTACCTAAGATTCTTACCTCTCTAGGATTTAACTTTTTAAATAGCTTATGGTCTTTCATAGCAGGTTCTATATCCTTGTAGTTCATAATAGTCATGCCTTTTTCAAATCCTACAAGATCAGCTAAGTCTGTGTAAATTTCCATACCTTCATCACCTAAACCATCGGTAGTTTTTCTACCTTCAGTTACATTTGAAGTTTCCCAATGTTTACTATCATTAGCACCGCGAGTTGGATGTACATCATTAAAGCCTTGATATTCTGGAGTACCGAACGCATTAGTTTCAGTTCCAGCCATTTCATCCCAGTAATTTTTAAAATCTTTTACCGTACCTTTATAGTGGCGGATTTTGCTTAAGTCTTCTCTTTCCTGGTTATTTTCCATTACTTTCCATTTTTTTGTTTAAGTTGGTGAATTGCAGTTTGTACCTTTAATCCTTCAAGGTCAATTTTATCCATTTTAATTTTTAGTTCGTATAGCTCAATTGCATAATTATCACCTCTATCTTGAGCAGCTCTATATCTTTGGATATTTTCTTTTTCTCTAGCCTTTAATCTTGTAGCAGCTTCACTAGGATTAAATTCATAATCAGAAGCTTCATTTAAGTTGAAATTGTTGATGAGAAAGCAATAGTTTTCAAATTTAGGTATCATATTATACTTTATAGTTTTTAAGAAGGTCCTTTAATTCTACAATATCAGCAGGATTTAATTGAACATAATTTCTTCCTATGTTTATTTGCATACATTTTCTACCTAAGCCAAAATCTTCAATGTCTTTAGGTCCAAAAAAAGTAGTTATCTGAGCATTATCAGAACCTTTAATTCCAGCCTGATTCCATGAACTAATATCAGTTCCTTCATTAATCGTTGCTTCATCCATCGCTGAATAAGTTTCGCATGCTTCATCTATCTTATCATTAATATGTTTCTTTGCTTCTTTAATGTATGCTTTAGCTGTATGTTCTGTGTTATCATTTGATTCATAGCTATTTGCTTGTTCTGCTACATGATTACCTAGGGTTTGTACTGGTCCGACAATAGCATCCATGTCATATCCTGTTTGTGTACTGTTAACTCCTCCTAGTGAAAATGATCTTGCATTATCTGTAGCAAAGCCTACAGGCACAAAGTCTTCAAATAAAGGTACTTTTTTCATAATGTTGTTATTTTGATTATATATTCATAAAACTAAGTCGAGTTTTTGCATATAAAAATAAACAACTTATTATGTCAGAATTTTTAAGAACAGGTATGGGTCGCAAATTATTGGAAAAAGACATTCCAAAACTAACATCGGTACTAGAGAGAATTGCTAATCAATTAGAAATAGCCAATAAATTAGATGAAAGAAAATTTGCATTAGAAGAAAAGCTCCACAAAATTGCAATAAAAGAAGCAAATCAAAATGGCAGATAAAGATATTACATATAAACAATTTATTGCTCACATGGATAAAGGTAATAAAGTTTATATGAAAAAACCTAAGTCATGGCAAAAGGTATGGTTTTGGTGGGAGAGTAAAAAAGAAAAATGGTTTTTAAATAAGGCTTTTGATAAAAGAGAAGATGGTGTTGTAAAACCAGAACCTTCTGTATGGATAACCGCAAAACAAATGGAACACCACATGGACCACATGGTTCGTATGGGTTATAAATATTATATAAATGAGTAAATTACTTTTAGCATTTTTATTGTTCTTTGTAGGGCAAGCTGCAATATGGTTTCAAACAAATGGGCAATTTGTATGGCCTTGGTTTAAAAAGAATCCGTTTTTGATATCTGTTATATTTGGAACGTCAATAAGTTACATATTAATTTATGGTACTAGGTTTATGGTAGAATACTATGATGGTCTATTATGGCCAGGTAGATTTATTGCATTTGGATCTGGTATTATTTCATTTACATTTTTAACTTGGTACTTTCTTGGTGAAGGTATTACTACAAAAACAATAGTGTCACTGTTCTTAGCCTGTAGCTTAATAGGCATACAGTTATTTTGGAAATGAAAGATCCTTATAAAATATTAGGTGTAGATAGAAACGCCGATGAAGCTGATATAAAAAAGGCATATAGAAAATTAGCAAAACAATATCACCCTGATAAGTCTACAGGCAATGAAGATAAGTTTAAAGAAATAGCTGATGCATATGAAGCAATCACAGATCCTAAGAGAAGAGGTAATATAGGAGGTAACCCATTTGGTTTCACAGATGAATTCTTTGAAGATTTTATAAAATCAGGTAGTGGTGGTGGTTTTTCTAGCATGTTTAACCAGAGATATGGACCAAACAATAATAAAGGTGGAGATGTCACTACTCAAATTCATATATTGTTGGAAGATGCATATTATGGTTGCAAGAGATCAATTAGAATAGGTACAAAAACAGTAAATGTAGAAATTAAACCTGGCGTTAAACCTGGGCAAAGAATGAGACTCAAAGGCTTAGGTCAGAAAGGAATGACTGAAGAACAAAATGGTGATCTTATTTTAACTATCTTAATACTGGATAATCCTAACTTTTATTTAGACCAAAAAGGTTTACATACGATAAAACATATAAGCTTATATGATGCATTATTAGGAGGTAAAGCTGAAGTGAATGTCTTTGGTAAAACTATAACTTATACCATACCTAAATGTGTTAAGAATGGTACTATGCTTAGAATAAAAGGTAAAGGGTTTCCTAATTACAATAATCCTGATGTATTAGGTGATTTAATTGTAAACATATTAGTTAATTTACCGGAGTCTCTAACTGAGAAACAGGAAGAGCTTATAAAAAAGATGAAAGATTTAGAAAATGGAATATAGCGACGAGGAGTTTATGAAGTCATTGTTGGATCAAATGGAAACAGGTAGCTGGGATCAATATATGAACTTATGTTATAATGTAATTGTAATGTTTCCTTCTCATGTTTTAAATTATGAGGAAACAACAGCACGAAATAGAATAGGTAGTTTAAATAAAATTATTGAACATTTTGAAGAAAAGGAAGATTTTGAAAAATGCGCCAAGCTTAAAGCTATACAAGATCAGTTAAAAAATTGTTAATAACTTTTTAAAAAAAGTCTCCCAAAAATTTTCAATTCCCAATTAAATTGATTATATTTATAATATAATTAAATAAACGGAATATGACTGAATACACAAACCTTACTTATCTACAATCCTTCTTGGATGAAATGCGATCTTCTTCTTCAGGAAATCATAAAATTGCAACTCTTAAAAAGTATGCTGATAACTCTGATGAAAATTCTGATAGAGAATTCTTACAGAAGGTTTTCTTCTATACTTACAATCCTTATTTTAAGTACAACGTAACTCCTAGGAATTGCAAAAAGAACTCAGATCTACTAGGTCACCCAAATACATACGGTAGTATTTTTACCTTATTGGATGATTTAAGAAATAGGGTATGTACCGGTCATACGGCAATTGCAAATGTAAATAGGTTTGTCCTAGAGAATAAACAATGGGAAGATATTATTTACTACATGTTAAACCGGGACCTTAATATGGGATGTGGAACTACCTCTATCAATAAGGCAATCCACCCAGATTTAATTCCTACCTTTAAAGTCGCTTTAGCAAATGCATATAATCCTAAGAGAGTGGATTTTCAAAGTGGAGAATGGTACGGATCCAGAAAATTGGATGGAGTAAGATGTATCTGTAGAAAGGAAATGAATACTGTAACATTCTTTTCAAGAAACGGTAAAGAATTTACAACCTTAGGTAATTTAGAAAATGAAATTTCTAAGATAGGTGGAGACTTTATTTTAGATGGAGAAATCTGTATGGTAGATAAAGATGGTAATGAAGACTTCCAAGGAATTATGAAACAAATCAGAAAGAAGGACCATCAAATTGAAAATCCTAAATTCTTTGTATTTGATTTTTTAACCTTAGACGAATTTGATGATAAGGTTGGAACTACACCACTTACTGAAAGGCTTAAGAATGGATATGATCTCCTTCCAGAAAACATTAACTCTTCTATGTTAGAATTCTTACCACAAGAACAATTAACTACCGAAGAACAATTTACTGAAATGGCAAAAGAAGCTGAAGAGGCTGGGTTTGAAGGAATCATGGTTAGAAAGAATATTGGCTATGAAGGTAAAAGAAGCCATAATCTTTTAAAGGTTAAAAAATTCCATGATGCTGAATACACAATCCTAGAATGTATGAACGGTACAATGCGATGGACAGAAAATGGAAAACAGGTTGAGAAAGAAGGTTTAAGTAATATTATAATTGAACATAAAGGTAACCGTGTAAGTGTAGGATCTGGGTTTTCTAAAGAACAAAGAGAACATTACCTCAATCATCATAATGAACTACTAGGTAAAACTGTAACTGTTCAATATTTTGAAGAAAGCCAAAACCAAAATGGTGGATATTCATTAAGGTTCCCGGTAGTAAAACATATATATGAGAATGGAAGAAATTGTTAATGTATCCATTCCATATCTCACCTGTGGTGAAGCAACAGAAATTAAACAATATATATTGTATGGAATTATTTGAAAAGTATAGAAAATGGGGGAAAGACATAACTGTCTTTGACGTTGATGATACTTTGATTGTAACCAAAAGTAAAATTAGAGTATTCAATCCAAAAACAGGATATGAGATTGATCTTACTCCACAAGAATTTAATACATTTAAAACTAAGCCGCATGATGAGTTTGATTTTAATGACTTCAGAGATTTAGAAATTCTTAAGGCTGGTAAAATAATTGATTGGGTTTTTAGAATACTTAAAAGAACAATTGCAAAAGGTACTGCCGTAGGTATTATTACTGCGAGAGATGATTCAAAACTTATCTATGATTTTCTGATGCATAACGGCGTTGATGTTAATCCTGATTTTATCTTTGCGATTAATGATCCTTCTTTAGGATTCACTGGCTCTACTGCACAAAAGAAAAAGGATGCCTTTATGAAATTTGTACAAATGGGCTTTAGAAATTTTCAATTCTTTGATGATGATAAAGAAAACATAAGAATTGCAAACAGTCTTAATAAAGATTTACCTGAGGTAAAAATGAAAGCTACTTTAATTAAACAAAAATGGATCCCAAACTTCAACGACTTCAAATAAAGTTAAAAGCATTCACTAATATTTTATTAAGTATTAGGGATCTTTCAAATTCTTCTACTACTAAGGTTGGTTGTATGGCCTTAAAAAAAGACTTTAGTAAAATAGCAAGCTTTGGATATAATGGCTCTTATAGTGGAGCTGAAATTAATACTGATACTGGAACTGAGGAAGATTCTTTAACACCAGGAGAAAGTGGATTTATTCATGCTGAAGTAAATATGATTGCTAAGTTTCAAGAATACGATCCACAAAATTATATAATACTCTTAACTCTATCTCCATGTAAAATGTGTACTAAAATTCTAGTTAATGCAGGATTTAAGCATGTTTATTGGATGCAAGATTACAGAGATACTGATCACCTTCAAATTTTTAATGAATGTAATGTGACACACGGTAAAATTTTCAACCTATTAAATGACTACCGCATAATAAAGGACTGAATATATACTAAAAATAGCAAGTCCTCTTGGTTGTTGAAGCATTAACATTTAAACTTTCTCTAGACTTTTTTGTTTATTTAAAAAAGTATAAAATTATAGTGTCAAAAATCCGTATAGGATTTTATGACCAGGCTGCACAAAAAACAGAATTCACAGATTTTAATAACATTAAGGAGATGGAATTATTCTATCAGAATAATTATGTACCTTTTGATGATTGCTTTGTTGGTGATCTAGTATCTATCGAATTATTTTTAGGAGCCAGTGACCTATATGAATTTATTACAGAATATAGAGCCGAAGATTTAACCGGTAACTTTAAGCTTACTGCTGGGTCATCATTTGATATTCAAAGAAATTCACAAAGGTCGGTTTTAACCGATAGGCAAGTAGGAATGATTAATAAAGCTGTTGAAGATTATAGAAAATTCTATAATGAAATTTATAGAATATATACTACAGGAATTTATTCACCGTGCTACGCTATACCTGGATGGTCTGAAGGTACATGGTATTTAAACCAATTAAGAAAGGCATTTATACCTAAAAGGGATACTTCTGAGTTTCCTTATGATGATGTAAATATTATTAATGAACCACCTGAATAAATAAAAAAACAGAAGATTAAATGGCATTCAATCTCAAAGAATATATCATCTACAGAAATGAAGTTAAAAGAGAACTTTTTAATGTTGAGGTAGACGAAAATTTTAAAGCAGTAGCTAATCCATGGGTAGATAATAGAACCTATGATGAAGGGCATGTAGTATATCACCCAGTGGAAATAATTGATGCAACCGGCGGAACTAGTGTGGCATCAGAAGCATTAGCATGGTGGAGAGCAAATAAAAGAACTACCCAAGGTGTATTTGAAACTAGTGAATGGGACATCATTGGTGGTATTGGTACTGGTGATCTTACTGTTACCGGATCAAATAGCTATGGTAAGATTGTTGTAAACTATACAGGAGCCATTGGGTCGTTTCAATCAGGTAATGACTTTACACTAAATTCTACTATTCCTAATGATACTTTTAGATTAGTTGCTGGTGCAGGAATGATTCTTCAGTATGATAATACTTATAATGTAATTAAGCTTATTAACACAGGTACTACTGGTGAAATAAACCAAGGTACAAATATTGGTACAGGGGAAGCTGTTTTTGCTGGAATGAGTTCTACCAATTTAACATTTAGAGGTTTTGCTGCTGATAATACAACAGATAGC